AAAAGAAAAGCTGCTGTTGATAAATTAGCTAATAGCACGAGTCGCGGTAATGATCTGGATGATGTAGCTGAAGCACTCCTTGCACGATGGGAAGCGTAATTATCATTTAAACTATAAGAGGTAAACCAGAAATGGCTACTTATCAAACATATCAACAAATCGGAATGGCCGAAGATGTGTCTGACGTAATAGCAAATATCTCTCCAACTTCAACTCCTATGCAAAGTATGTTCAAAACTGACAAAGTTCACGCAAGAACATTCGAGTATCAGGAAGATGCAATTCGTGCATCAGCAGTAAACGCTGCTGTTGAAGGAGCAGATGCCAGCTATATTACTGTTGCGCCAACTACAATGCGCAGTAATACTACTCAGATATTTTCTGAAGCATTCCAGGTCTCAAATACTGCCGAGACAGTACGTACTTATGGACGTGCTAAAGAAACGGCTTTCCAACTTGCTAAACAAAATTGGCACGTACATTAGTAATAATGTATTGAAATTCCGTGAATTGCTGGGAACCCCTAACACATTAAGGTGAGGGCAATCAGCAGGTAAGCTACCGAATAGTGTAAAAGTAGGTAGAAACTTCAACGACTAGAGTTTGACTAACTAAAAGAATACTAACTCCAAGAGCGCGGAACATCCTTATAGGATGAAGATATAGTCTGAGCTATATAGAAATATATAGAAGTGGGTAATAAACATACTCACGATAACATAACTGAAAACACTTAAGGCTCTCAAGCTAGATTATGAAAGAGCATTATGTGGTGTTAGCCAAGCTGTAGTTGCCGGATCAGCATCGGCTGCCAGAAAAATGGCTTCGATGGATCAGCAAATCTCAACTTCACTTGATGCCGGCTCCAACTCTACTGACGCGTTGACAGAAGCAAAATTGCTTACTCTGTCATCGACTTGCTTCAGTAACGGCAGTGAGTGCTCAGTGCTTTCTATTAAACCAGCCGATTCAACAATCGTTGCTGGATTTGCGACTGCAACTGGCCGTAACAGAGAAATCGATAACAAAACATTGATCAACACGATTGATGTGCTTAAGAATAGGCACTTACACTAGCAATAGTGTACTGTAATTCCGTGAATTGCTGGGAAGCCCAAACATGAAAGATGTGGGTAATCAGCAGCGAAGCTAGTGAATAGAATAAAAGTAGCTAGAACGTTCAACGACTAGAGAATGAGAATCTAAATCAATACTTTCTCCACGAGCGCGGAAGGTCCCTCCGGGATCAAGATATAGTCTGAACAATACTGATGAGGTATTGAAGCAATTCATAAACAGTTTTGCGATAACATAATTGTATTACTCCTTTCTTTGAAACCAAAGTTGTGCTCAATAGGCAACAAGCTAACCTATCGACTCACGCGTATCTCATGGATCCTTCCATGTTCAGAAACGCTGTGTTACGTCCTTACACTAGGACTGCTATGGCGGTCACAGGTGATTCTCAGAAGCACCTTGTAACTGCTGAACTGTCAAACAAACACCTATCGTTTGCTGACAGTGGCATGATTACTGGTCTTTCATAGATCGTTAATTAACTAATTGAAAGGTTTGGCCGAGGATAAGTTTTTGCTCTCCTTGGCTTACTTCGGCCTTACCTTTCTTTTATTAACTTTAAGGAAGCAATATGTCTGATAAAGATATTGTGGAACCAGGACCCACAGAAAATCCTGAACAAACAAAAGAAGATATCAAAACTAAACACGACAAGATGCGTAAGAACGCAATGCACGATTTAGCAACCTCAGTTCATGATGATATCCACACTGATGGATTTCTAATTAAACAAGAACAACACATACCTCAAAATGTCTTGAGTGATCTAAAGAAAGAAAAGTTAGGTTCACTCAATGCAAAAGAAGGTGATCACATGAGAGTTGCCAGTGTGCCAGTAGCAGTTCATGAGCAATGGCTACGTGAAGGTTTTGATATGTTTAAAGAGAGTGCAAGAGACATTGTAAAGCGGTTACAAGACCAAGATTTACATGCCTTCATTACAACTAAGAAACAGGTATAATCTAAATGAACTTAGGAAACTTAAGATCACACTTTATAGCACTACTGAACCGAAGTGATATCACCAATAGCCTGGCTGATACATTCATTGACCAAAGTATTGCACGTATACAGAGACAGTTACGTATACCTTCAATGGAAAAAACTCACACCTACACCATCAGTGCACAAACTGGAAGTCTGACTATACCGAATGACTTCCTGGAGCCTATTGATCTTTATGCTGATGATCATTCCTTAAGTCGTATCACATTCAGAGATATGCAGGATTACAAAGATAATACCTATACTGGTAGTCCTCATTTCTTCACCAGGGAAGGTTCAGACTTTCTCATATTCCCGGAACCCACATCCGGGACAGTCAAACTCAATTACTATGCACAATTTACAGCGATGTCTTCTGATTCTGATGAAAACATTCTGGCCCAGGTAGCAAGTGATCTCATAATCTATGGTGCCCTAGGTTATGCAGCAGATTACTTCCTGGATGAAAGAGCACCGTTATACGAAGATAAATTCTTAACATTCTTAACTGAGGTCCAAGAGCAAGCCAACGATCAAGAACTAAGTGGAACTTTAATAGCAATCCGTCCTGCAACCGAATATGGCCAATTTTAGGAGTCGTTAATGGCAACAACCTCATTCTTTTCAAGCACTGGTCCTACCAATACTGAAACTGATGCTATCGAGAGTAGTGTCAATGCAGCAGCAGCCAGTCAAACAGCAGCAGCCACATCAGAAACCAATGCTGCTGCCAGTGCTACATCAGCAGCTTCCTCGGCATCAAGTGCAACTTCAAGTGCATCCTCGGCCAGTAGTTCCAGTTCATCAGCAACCACTGCGAAAACTGCTGCCGAAACTGCCAAGACTGCCAGTGAAGCAGCCAGAGATTTAGCTAACACATATAAAGATGCAGCAGCCACAAGTAGTGCAACTGCTACTACAAAAGCCAATGAAGCCTCAACTTCAGCTACCAATGCTGCCAATTCAGCAACAGCAGCAGCTTCTTCAGCTACAGCAGCAGCTTCAAGTGCATCAGCAGCATCTACATCGGCATCTAACGCTGCCAGTTCTGCGACTTCGGCTGCCAATAGTGCCGCAGGTTTAACTGACGAAGCTATACAAGATAAAGTTGGTGCTATGTTCAGTAGTAATACTGAAACTGGTATAACTATGACGTATCAAGATAGCGATGGCACGATTGATGCGGTGGTAGATACTTCAAGTCTTACTGAGACTCTCACTAACAAAACACTAACAAGTCCAGTCTTAAATACAGGTGTATCTGGAACTGCAATCAAAGATGAAGATAATATGTCTTCTAATAGTGCTACACACTTAGCCACACAACAATCTATTAAAGCCTATGTTGATGCCAATGCTGGTCAAACAACGGAAGAAGTGCAAGATATTGTAGGTGCTATGTTTAGCAGTAATACTGAAACTGGTATAACTGTCACTTATGAAGATTCAGATGGAACGATAGACCTTGCTGTTGGCACTCTTAATCAAGACACTTCAGGCACAGCAGCATTAGCTACAGAAATAACTGTTAGTGCTAATAACTCAAGTGATGAAACTGTCTATCCATTGTTTGTCGATGGTGCAACTGGAAGTCAGGGTGCAGAGAGTGACACAGGTTTAAATTACAATCCTTCTAGCGGTATTCTAACTGCAACTCAATTCACTGGTAATCTCACTGGTAATGTAACAGGTAACGTAAGTGGTTCTTCGGGATCAACAACTGGTAACGCAGCTACTTCTACATTAGCATCTACGGTTACAGTTACAGATAGCACATCAAACACAAATTTCCCTGTAGTATTCCACGATGAATCAAATGCACTATTAGATGACACAGGAGCATTGAGATACAATCCTAGCACTGGAACACTTCTTGTTCCTAACTTGAGTGTTGCAGGAACTACAACTACTGTAGATACCGTAACTATGGAAGCTGCCAATGCAATTATTTTTGAAGGTGCTACTCCAGACAATAATGAAACTACATTATCTATAGTCGATCCTACAGGAGACCATACGCAATACTTAATTAATCAAGGTGGATACATACCTGTATTGGCAGCAGCCACAACTACAGCGATTACTTCAACTCCAGCAGAGCTAAACCTATTAGATGGCTCATCGGCTAATACCGTAGTCAACTCAAAAGCAGTTATTTATGGAAGCGGTGGAGAACTGGCTGGAACTTTATCAACAGCAGCTCAACCAAGCATTACCAGTGTTGGAACTCTAACAGCATTGACTGGTGGAACTGGTGATTTAGTTTGGGACACTACAACTCTAGTAGTTGATTCTTCTGCTAATAATGTAGGCATAGGAGAAGCAAGCCCTGCAGCTACTTTACATATTAATACATCAGGTAATGCTCCTCTTCTTGTTGAAAGCACACACGGAACTGGTGGATACATAGAACTTCAACTAAGCGATAGCGGTGGTGCAGGTTCGCTTACTGGTTATATAGGTGATTCTGAAGCCCTTATAGCAAGTGGAACTGCTGCTGATCTAGCTGTTAGAGCGCAAGCTAACTTTGTAGTTAGCACAGGCGGTAGTACAGAAAGAATGCGCATAGATTCGTCTGGAAATGTGGGTATAGGAGAAAGTTCACCAGACGGTAATCTTCATGTTAAATCAGCAGATGCAGGAGTTACTGCTGATTCTGGTGCTAATGAATTAGTTGTAGAGGGATCAGGTAACTCTGGTATTAGTATATTATCGGGTGCAAGTGCTAGTGGTGCAATTTACTATGGAGATAGTGGAAGTCCTTATGAAGGTTGGCTTCAATATGATCACTCTAATAGACGATTTAATATTGGTGTTGGAGTGGCTACTCGTTTTTCAGTATTTTCTGATGGAAATACACTGCAAAAAGGAAGTGGTGTTGAGGTATATAACGACATTTTCTCAGATTCAGGAAGCAGTAGAGGTGCGGGATATTTTAGATTCAGAACTGACGGTGCATCAGCAGATCAATCAGTAGCACAAATCTATATGGAACAAGGGGGCGGTGACGGTGCGGCTCGTAAATGTAATATGTATTTCCAAGTATCAGACAATGGAAATCCATCGTCAGCTTTGACTATTTTCAATAATAAAGCAATGAACCTTACTAACTACCATATGGATTCATCTCGTTTTTATCCACATACAGATGGTGATAAAGATTTGGGAATGTCTAGTTATCGCTTTGATGTTGTTTATGCAACAACCTCTACTATTAACACCTCAGATTCAAGAGAAAAAACTACCCTTACAGCATTAACTACAAATGAAATAAATGCTTCTAAAGCATTAGCTAAAGAGTTTGGAACTTATAAATGGTTATCTGCTGTTTCAGAAAAAGGAAGTAATGCCAGAACTCACATTGGTATAACAGCACAAAAAGTTAAAGAGATTATGGAAGCTAACTCACTTGACCCAACCAAATATGCTTTTTATTGCTATGACGAATGGGATGCAACAGAAGAAGAAACTGTTGAATACAAGGATAAAAATAATATGACAGGAGAAAGCACTACTGTCAAAGATGTTATTAAACCAGCTAAAGATGCTGGAAATAGATATGGAATACGCTACAGCGAACTACATTCGTTTATAGTAGCTGGGTTTAACGCAAGACTAACAGCATTAGAGGACGCATAGATGGCACTTCAAAGTAGTGGGGCAATCTCCATGTCAGAAATCGGAACAGAACTATCAAACGCAAGTAGAAGCCTAAGAACCCTAAGTGCTGCTGCTGGTAAATCAACTCCAGATTCAATGTCTGAGTTTTACAGTTACAGTTCAGGTAGTTTTAGTTGGAGCAACATCAGTACATCTACGTCTGATGCTTTTGTCACCACAAATACTACAACCACGAATATTGGATCCACAATTACTTTAAGATTCAATTTAACTAAATCAGGTAACGATGCGAACCACTACATCGTAATTTACAAGAATGGAGCAAGCCAGGTACAACTGACTTCAGGTAACACAGATTTAACTGGTGTTACATCCAGCGATACATTCTATGCTGCTGTCTACAATAGCACCGAGGAATCGACTTTCACTGGAACGATAACCATAACGGATCAAACTAATACGACTCAGTTAGATACTGCCACTATTAGTTTTTACCAGGAGCCATAGATGACTACTGATAATAAAGAAGCAATAGATATATTAGCCGGAGGAGTTGGCATTATGAGTTGGGCCAATGTGCTGCCAAACATTGCAGCTATTTTTACGATAATTTGGTTAGGCATAAGAATAATCGAATCAGACACGAGTAAACAAACATACAAATTCCTCAAGAGGAGATATGCAGAATGGACCTCAAAGCCTTAACAGAACAACTCAAAATTCATGAAGGGTTTCGTAATCACGTGTACCAATGTTCAATGGGCCACGACACAATAGCGTATGGCCACTTAGTCAGCAAAGGTGTCTCAAAAGCAGTAGGTGAACTCATTCTCCAGGAAGATATCCAGGAAGCCATTGACGAAGTAAAACGCAATATTGGATTCTTTGATGATTTACCAGGTAAAGCACAAGAAGCAATTGTTAACATGAGTTTTAACCTAGGCATTAGTAGACTGATGCAGTTTAAGAAAATGCTCATGCATCTTCGTGATAGAAACTACAGTAAAGCAGCAGACGAAGTTTTAAACTCCAGGTATGCCACTCAAGTAGGCAAAAGAGCAATGGATGTTGCCACAATGATTAAAGAGTGTGAGAAGGATGGATGAAGCCATACGTTTTATTAATGATGTAGGTTTTCCTATAGCAACTGCTGGTGCACTTCTTTATTTCGTCCAACATTTACTCAATCGTATTATTAATAACATGGAAGCCAAGATAGATGTTTTGGATGAAAAACTTGGTGCCATCATAAACACTACTGAAGAAAGACTGTCTTCCAAATTAGAATCACAACATTCGATCATTGTCAGTTTGATTGATCGGGTTCGTAGTCTTGATAATGAAGTTTTAAGAATATCAGTTTTACTAAAAGTAATTAATAGATTACCAGAAACATTAGAAGTCGAGAGATTAGACAAAGCCAAAGTAAAAAACCAGAGGAAAGATTAAATGTCATTAGCAGAAAGTATTACTGGAATAGCCGGAACGGTCCTGGACAAGTTTGTAGAGGACAAAGACCTAAAAGCAAAACTACAACATGAAATGAATATGCAACTGCATAATGCAAACCTGGCCCAGATCGAACTCAATAAAAATGATGCGCAAGGAAACTGGTTTCAGTCATCTTGGAGACCACTTACAGGATATGTTTGTGTCTTAGGTTTTGGTGTTAATTTCTTAGTGAGTCCAATAGCTGCCGGATTTGGTGTAGTGATTCCTCAAGCAGATACATCTACTATGATGCCAGTATTGATGGGTTTGCTTGGGCTTGGTGGCCTTAGATCATTTGAGAAAACAAAAGGAGTCGAAGGTAAATAGCTATATATCAATAACTTACATTATTTATATAATACTGTAGTTTAACCAGGTAACTATTGATAAATCCGTTGCGATTTTACCAGGACCCAAAAACAACAAAAAATAACGTAAGCCGAGATGCGAAGCTGCGAGAAATCTTTCTGAATTACTCAATATTTGCTGATCGGTGTTTTTTTTATCAAATTGTTTTGTTTACACCCTTATCCAAAAGCTAGACATTTTGTCCTGAAGAATATATCCTTTGAGATATGGAGATTGTGAGTTTCACCCAAAAAGGCAGGTTTTTAGCACAACGGACTTAAAATCCGTTGAGATAACTCTCGTGCCGGTTCGATTCCGGCCCCGGGCACCACTAAAAATCGCAAAGGATTGACACTCACTTTCTCCTGGAAATTTTAACAACAGGAGAGTAACAGTGAGTATATATAAACAAGAAAAAGTAGTAAAAAACACTTTGTGTACACCCTATAGGAATAATTCTTCTAAAGGAGTCACAAATATGAACATTGGTTATGTCCGTAGACAAAAGCAAATAAACACAGATCAGTTATTGATCAATTTCTACAATGAGTATTGGACTGGACTGAAAACAGTCAAAGAGTTGTGTGAAAAACACAATATTGATCCTGAGACTTGCAATGAGTTCATCAATAGAGGTCGTGAGTTAAACAACATTGATGGGAGGGCAATCTAATGTCAGACAATAAAACTAATAAACCAAGTATTACTATTAATAAAATTGTTGTAGTAGAGGAATATGGATCAGCATATACAATCCATGAAGGTGCTTTGCTTTACACACCTATTGGTAAGTATAACCAAATTTATTACACAACCAATCCATATGAAGGTGGCAATGTTTATGATGAGTGGAGTGAAGTTGATCGTTCCATAGCTGATGAGCATTTCGATTATGATGCGATTCTTAAAGCATTAGACTATAAGGAGGGCGAATAATGTATACAGTAATTGATTTCGTTCACGAATATGGCAAATACATTTGGAGTGAAGGCACAAAAAAACATTGGATTGATTCAGTAAAGAAGATGCAAAGGTTTTCTGAGTTCTCAGACTTTAATACGAAACCTATGGATTCATACAAAGCATCTGACATCAAAGATTTTTTTCATAGTCTAAGAGAATCAGGATTATCTGACTCAACGATCAATCGTTATGCATCTGCAATTAGTAGCACCTTTGTATTCGCTGTTGATGAAAAAGTCATACAAAAGTATGACAAGCCATCTATCAAATGGAAAAAAGCACCACCAGAATCTCGACCTCATTATTTTAGTTTTGAGGAAATTGCATTGATCAATGAGAAACTGGCAAACCACCCAAAGAATCCTTGGATGGCAGATTACTTTGAGATTGCAATAGCAACTGGTATGAGAAGAGGTGAGATTATGTCTATTGGTCGTGATCCAGAAACCATAGACAGAGATACTACTTATGGTGTTGTAAATCACAAAAAGAAAACTGTGATGCTATACAGAACGAAAAATGGTAGTAATCGTGAAGTTGATATGTCTGCTTGTTGGCACAATATTAAAAACCTAAAGTTTGAACCAGAATCCTTTTATACTGATCATGGTTTCTACACAACATGGCGAGAAGTAGCAAAAGAGATTTGTGGTGAGGACAAAATCAAACTTAAAAACTTTGTCTTCCATGTAGCACGACATACTGCTGCCTCAATAATGATAAACACCATGAACCTACCCACGATTAAAGTGCAAAAGAAACTTGGTCATACATCCATAAACACGACTGCAAAGTATGTTCATGTAGAAGGTGATATTGATGTAAGAAGAGAAGAGTCTAAAGCACTCCATAATCTATGTTTTTCTAGTAAGGAAACAACAAGACAATCGGAGGTGGCATAATGACTTTTCGTATTCCTAACCTACCAACATTCGATGGTGTGGATATCCTGGTCCGTAAAACTGCGCAAGATTCAGTAGAACTATCTTTGGCCAAACTTGATGATGTAATGAGTGATTTAGTTCCCATATTGCACCACGAGACCTATGGTAAAGAACTTCTGATGCATGACAACCGACTCAAACATTCTGCAATTCGTCTTCGAGAAGTAGCTGATGCACTCGAAGATTTGAACAAAAGAATTAACAGTAGTATAAATATACAAGTGGACTAAATTGACACGAGGAGGACAATTATGATCCCACTTACATTCGGAGAACATTTTACACAGAGAACAAATAATAAAAAAAAGGAGATTTCTTGTGGAGGAAAAAGTATTAACAAAACCCATTACCAATGGAACTAACTGTTGTGATTACAGATTGGTTAAATACAAAATTGAGGGCAAGTGGACAAAGCCAGTTTTAGAATATAATCAAGAAAAAGGAACAAATGGCGATTGGGATGGATGGCACATGACTGAACTATTTGAACACTTTAGTCATGGAGATATAGCCTACATGAACAAACAATTTGGTATGAGATTCGGACTCGCTTGTTATGACGAAGAACTAATACAAACAGATGAACTTGTTGAATTTGCGAAATAAAAAGGGGAGTAACAATGCAATACAAACACAATCTACATAAACGATTGCAAATGCTCAGAGAACGTCAGCATCTTACTTGTAGGAAGCTAGGCGAAATTCTTGGAGTTGGTGAGTCTATCGTTGCTAAATGGTGTAATGGCAATCGTGTGCCTTCGAGAAGAAACCTAAAGAAGATATGCGATTATTTCAAAGTAGAACCAGCTTGGTTAATCTATGGCATTGACAGTGATGCGCCAGTCTTAAAGGAAGGTTCTGCTGTATCGGAGACACTCTCTGTTGATGCTGAGTTGGCATTTAATGAACTTACTATTGAAAATCAAAAAGCAGTATTAGCCTTCACTAAAGTTTTGCTTACAAAACAACAGCAAGACACAAATGGAGGATGTGTTAATGGAGATTAAAAATAAAAAACACGTTGCTGATGCAATGGCTTATTTTGATAAATTGGTTTCTGAGTTCATAGGATTGGAGTCTGAGCCTATAATCAAAAACCGAGGTAGAGACATCTACATGACACCAAGAGCAATACAGAGAGTTGAAGTAGCATATCAATCTGAGCCGAAACCTTACTTGAAAAAGATGTGTCGCAGTGACTTGAGTATTGCAGTAATGGAGTGGATGAAAACTAGGAAAAACTATAATCCTAAAGCTAAGAACCCTGGAACTAAATTAATAAACTGGTTCGTTTGGCAAGAAGTAGGCACAGTCCATTTCTATTTAATATTACAAAAAGATGCACTTTATGATGTTGTCCCAGCAGACCTGAACAAGCCAGTAATACATTGGGCAAAATGTGCAGGTCGTTTTATGGATGCTACTTGTTATCCAAAACTTAAATGTTATTTTGATATAAAGACAGAAGAGAATGTCTACTTTTCGTCAGACAGTGCTGTTTTGAATAGTGTGAATGAAAGAATTACTTTATTATTTGGTGACATACAAGATCAACAGAACAAAATTGAATACAAAGTTTACAATGGTGAACAAGACTACGGTAACTACAACAACAATGTCACTTTAGAAGATCGTCAAGTAAGTATCGCAGAAATCGTAAAGAAAAAATTGTAGAACACTAAAAACCTGACACTTAGTAACACTAGGTGTTGGGTATTTCTATGCCTATAGACTGGACAAATTGGAGTCAAACAAGACTTTTGTTTACACCCTATAGGTAATCCCAAGTAAAGGAGACATAGGTATGAAAGACATGAATCTTATTGAAGAGATTACTAGAGAACAAAAGATGTTCTCAGAAGGAAACCAAAGGTATAAAGACAGAGTAGAGAAGAACAAAACTACTTCAACTCAAAAACACCCTCACAACATAATATCTAAAGCATTACCTAGAGTATCTAAAGCACTAAAGGTATTCATAAGTGACGAATTGAATAAATCTTCAGGTAGAAGGTATTCGTGGATAGAAGATATTAAAACTATAGATACTGATATCTTAAGTTTTATAGGTTTGAACTGTTGTATGGATGCAGTAAGTATGAACCAAAGTTTTACTACTTGTATTACCAAGATAGGATTTAGGATAGAACTTGAAGTTTGGGCCAATGGACTTCGAGATAAAGATAAGGCATTGGCTAAAAGAATTGAAAGCCAGGTCATTAAGAGTCACTCAAGTGAACGCTATCGAATTAAAGCAGCAAGGATCATTGCATTCAAAGAAGGTTATGTTCAAGAGAAGTGGACCGATGAACGTAAGGTTAAAGCTGGTTCACCAGTAATCAATGCAATCATGGAACATTCCAAAGTATTTGATACCTGGTTACAAAGAACAAAAAGTAACAACACAGTTAAGAAGGTCGGATTGACTACTGAAGCATCTGCCTTGTTAGCCAAATTGGAATACGAAGATTCCTGGGCAGAACCCATGTTGCAACCCATGATCATTCCTCCCAAAGATTGGGATTCTACGTCTACTGGATGTTATTACGATGAAGTGACTGCCAGTCATGTCCCATTGATTAGGAAAAACCCATCGAACACCAGTGCATGGAAGAATCAAAATAAAACTGTCATACATCAAATTAAAAATGAGAAAGAATTACCAGAATACATTGAAGCATTGAATATGTTGCAAAGCACAAAGTTGGTTATCAATGAGCACGTGGTAGAAGCAATTACCTGGTGTTGGGAAAACAATAAACACTTAGGCAAGTTTCCAATCAAAGAATACTTACCGAACTTAAAACGTCCAGACAATTGGGATGATATGTCTCAATTTGATAAAAAAGGATGGACCATTGATGCCAGGAACATTCGTGAGAAGAACCGAGAGATTGATGGTGCCAGGGCAGTGATGGCCCAGGATCTAAAATGTGCTGAAGACTTGGCACAATATGATGATTTCTATATGCCCTGGAATTTTGATTTCAGAGGTAGAGTCTACCCGGTAACACACTTTTGCTACCATCGGGATGATCACGTCAAAGCTATGTTCATGTTTAAGAATACTTGCAAACTGGATGAAGATGCAAAGTATTGGTTAGCAATACACATAGCTAACGTAGGTGATTACGATAAGATATCGAAGCAACCCTTTAGTGAAAGAGTA